TACATGGTATGGTGATGATTGGTATATAACTTCTATAAAAGGCGCATTAAACATACACGATGCGGATGTGCATAATCGAGCGGTTAATAAATATCTACACCAACATACGGATACAGAGACCCAACTAAATATAGCAAGTTTAGCTAATGCTACTCAGCTTACCGTAGATGATACTGCTGGATTTCTGCAAGGGGATTCTCTACATATTAATACAACTAGTATAGAGACTACACACCCTACAATTACAAATGTACCTACGGGCGCCCCAGGAGTACTTATACTAGATAGACCTTTAGATAGAGCACATAGTATAGGTGACGAGGTTACAAAAGTTGAAATAAATTTAGCTTCACAAGCAGGCACATTAAACGCACCTCAGGAATATTATGCAGGTCCAGCACCTGGAGAAATATGGCATGTAACGAACCTTACTATTGCTATGGGACATACTACAGCAGGGGATCTTGGATTATTTGGTAACTTAGACGCCCTAACTAATGGGGTAGTTCTTAGAGTTAGAGTAAATGGGAACTATGGTACACTTACTAATTGGAAGACAAATAGTGATATTAACATAGATACCGGTGAAGTAACCTTCCCAACAAGATCAGGTGGTGGTGGGAGTTATGGAACTATTGCTAATGGAGCTTTTAAAATCAGAACTGGAGCAGTAATGAGATTAGATGGTAATACCGGCGATAAATTTGAAGTATATGTACAAGATGACGTAACAGTAGACTCGGATTTAATATTTTGGAATATGAAAATACAAGGTCACTTTGAAGAATAACCCACAATTTTGTGGAAACAATAATCTATAAAAATAATAATTAGAACGTAGATGATAGATAGAGGAAAATAAACAATGACACAAGCAACAAGAAATATGCAAAGAAATAAGTCTCGTAGTAGACTTTATGATGCAATACAGGGCACAAAACAATTAACAGGTGATGCAGGTATTTCTGCTAACTGGACAGTACTATTTAATGCAGCAGCAGCTGTTGGGGATACATATACTGTTGGTGATTATTACTTTGAATTCGTAGCAAATGGATCAGAAGATTATACTACAGAAGGTACTTCCGCAGACCCAGTTTTAATTACAATAGGTACTGCCACAACTGATGCTACTAAAGCTGCCTCAGGATTAGTATTAGGAATACATGGATTTGCAGCTACTGCAGCTTGGGGTTTTTTACACCCTGACGATTCTGTAGGTTGTTCAAGTTCCACGGGGACAGTTACATTTAATTTCTGGCCGGGACTACAGGCCAATGCAGCTACTTATATTACAGAAGTTAGTTCTGTAGGTACAGATGCTACGGTTACTAATGTATCAGATGGTACAGTGATGCCTGATATTTCACTAATGCATGCAACTACAGCTATTGATACTACTGGCTTTGACGCTACTAATGAACAATTCTATAATTTAGAAGATGGAGACTTTATTGGTCAAAGAGTACAAATTATTGTTGATACAATTGAGTCAAGTGATACACCAACAATATTAGGTAACCTAACCAGTAGTACTACTGCTTATGTAATGGCACAGTTTCAAGCAGCAGAAGAAATTCTTGAACTAATTTGGACAGGAACAAGCTGGAAAGAAATTGGTGTAACTGATACAGAAGTAACATTCACAGCATCAGCGTAATAACTAATATATTCAACCTACCACTGCGAAGTAGTAGGTTGAATTATACTTAAGGAATATATATGAAACTAGGCTTACTAGGAAAGATGTTTGAAAAATTGAATCCAGCCCAAGAAGCCATTATAGGTGATGAGGGAAATACAGATTCTCCTTCAAGTAATATACTTACTAATCAAAAAGCGTATAACCAAATAGATATTGTAAACCGCGGTGTAAATTTAATAGTAGACTCGGCGGCAGAAGTAAGAATGGATATTGGTGATTCCATGGATTATTTTGATAGCCCAACAAGAATTAGACAAAAGAAGTTAGCAGAATTACTAAACTTTAGACCTAATGCTTACCAAAATGCTGACGTATTTAAACGTAACATATTTATGGATTTATTAATTGAAGGTGATGCATTTATTTACTTTGATGGCGTGCATATGTTTAATTTACCGGCGTGTAATGTAACTATTACTAAGGATAAGAAAACATTTGTAAAGAAATATAGCTATGCAGATAAAGATTTTCAACCAAATGAAATTATACATATTAGAGAAAACTCTAGTGATACAATTTATGCAGGCACAGCTAGATTAGATGCAGCTAAAAAGAATATCGAATTATTAAATAGTTTAATTGATTTTCAAAAGAACTTCTTTGATAATTCAGCAATACCAGGAATTATACTTACTACACCAAATCCTCTTTCAGAAAGAGTAAAAAATAGAATGGTAATGAGTTGGATGTCTAAGTATAACCCTAAACGCGGCGGTAAAAGACCTCTTATTTTAGATGGAGAATTTAAAGTAGAATCACTATCTAAATATAACTTTAAAGAATTAGAATTTGCAGAAAGTATAGTTACTCAAGAAACAGCAATATTAAAAGCATTAGGAGTTCCACCTATTCTTATGGATTCCGGGAATAATGCGAATATAAATCCAAACTTAAGAATGTTTTATATAACAAATGTAATGCCACTATTTAATAAATTAGTACAAGCATTAGAATTATATTTTGGATATGATATTAAAGCAGTAACACAAGATGTATTAGCTTTAAGACCCGAATTAAAAGAATTACAAAGTTATCTTACTGGATTAACGAATGCAGGGATAATAACAGTAAATGAAGCAAGAACTGAAATAAGATATGAAAAAAGTAAAGAAGCACACGCAGACAAACTAATAATACCTGCAAATATAGCTGGTAGTGCTGTAGACCCTACACAGGGTGGCGCACCAAAGAAAGAACCAAAAGATGGGGATAAAGAGTAATGACAAATAAACATTTTGAAGTAATTTCTAACTTTAAAGTAAAAGCGTCAGATGATGGCAAAGATACTATAAAGATAGAAGGTTATGCCAATACTACTACTACTGATCGATCTGGTGATATTATTATTGAGGAAGCATGGTCTAAGGGAGGAATGGATAATTATCTAAAGAATCCTATAGTTTTAGCTTACCACAAACATGATCAACCTATTGGAGAAGTAACAGGGTATGGTGTAAGTAATAAAGGGCTACATGTTGTAGCTGAAATAAGTAAAGCGGCTGGTGATGTTTACGATCTTGTAAAAGATGGAATATTAAAAGCGTTTTCCGTAGGTTTCCGCGTTAAAGACGCCGAATACGATGTGGACACCGATCTCTTTGTTATAAAAGACTTAGAGTTATATGAAATTTCCGTAGTTAGTATACCGGCAAATGCCGAATCTTTGTTTTCAGTAGCAAAGTCATTTACTACTGAAGAAGATTGTTTAGAATACAAAAAATCATTTAATATAAGTCAGAATGAAGCTGACAATAGTCAGGCAGAAACTGACAATATAGGAGACACGAAAGTGACTGAAAAGAAGAAAGAAGAAGTTTCTTTAACACCAGAACAATTAGCAAAGATTACTGCAGATGCGGCAACTAAGGCTGTAGCAGAAGCACTAGCTAATAAGGCTGCTGAAGAAGCAAAAGAAAAGGCAGCATTAGAAGCTGCAGAAAAAGTAAAACTAGCTGCAATTTCAGCTGGCGAAAGTGGAGCTGAAAGACTTATTAAAGAAGTTGAAGAACGTTTTGCTGCAACAACTAAGACTCAAGAAGATGCGCTAGAAGGTTTACGCACAGAACTTGCAGAAAAGAACGCTGAAATTTTAGCGGTTCAATCTGGTAAGATGAGTTTCGAAGATAAGGGTGCAGCTAAAGCAAATGTTACAAATAAGCAAGTAGATAACGCTGTATTACTTGCAAAAATTATGGGTAAATCAGTTGATCAAACTAAGTTTGGTGCTAATCTTATAGAGAAAGCCAGCGTAGGTGCTCATTTAGCTAGCATGACTTCCGATTGGGAAGCAGACTTCAGTACTCGTATGATGGAAGGTATTAAGGACAAATTAGTTCTAGAACCTCTATTTACTAATCGTATTGATATGACTGCTCGTACAATGAACTTTCCATATAATCCAGAAGCAGGCTATGCAGGATGGATCGCAACAGCTAATCTAAGAAGTAATAACTTAGGTTCTAGTGCATCTTCAAGTACTGGCGAAAATGTAGATCATTTACTTACTGAAATTTCAATAACTGCTGATAAATTAGCAGCTAAAGAATATCTTGGTTATGAAGAAGAAGAAGATTCAATCTTACCTATTCTTTCTATTATACAAGGGGCTGCAGAACGTAGAATGGCTCGTACAATAGATACTGAAATTTTACGCGCTAATGCGGGTGCTGAAACTGTTTCTGGAACAGGTACCGCACCAACTACTTTTAATGGTATATGCGTAATAGCAGATGACGTTGCAGGTGCAGCTATGGAAATAGCACAAGCTACAACGGGTGTAACTTCAGTAGCAGATCTACAAACAATGCGTAGAAATATGGGTGTTTGGGGTCTTCAACCTTCAGAATTAGTTTACATTGTAAACCAGAAGACATATTTCGACCTATTAGAAGATCCTGATTTCCGTACTATGGACTTAGTAGGTGCTAATGCAACTATTCTATCTGGACAAATTGGTAGCTGTAACGGTTCCCCCGTAATTGTTTCAGATAGTTTTGATACAGTAGCATCTAGTGCTTATGGTGCAGTATGTGTTAATGTAAGAAACTTCTTATATGGTACACTACGTGGACTAACTGTAGAACGTGATAGAAATATCGAAGATCAAAAGAATATTATAGTAGTAACAAAACGTATTGGGTTTACTCCTATTACAGCAGCTACAGCAACACAGTCAGCTACTTCTGTACTAAAATATTCTTAAAATAAAATAATAGTGATCCTATCTTGGATTACTTTTGGGCTACTTAACTTTGGCTTAGGGTGGGGACTTCGGTCCCCCCCATTTTTAAATAAAAAAGGAAAACCATGTCAATATTATCATTACAAACATATAAAACATACAAAGGTATCAACAGTGATACTGAAGATGCAAAGACTATAGGAATTGTTAATTCTGTAAATAGTTTTATAGAATCTTACTGCAATAGGAAGTTTACGGATTATTATTCTACTAATAAAGTAGAATACTTTGACGGGGTAAATAGCCCTGACATTTACCCTAAAGTATTCCCTCTTGTAGAAGTAGTGTCTATAAAAGTATCTACCGATGGTGGGGAGACTTACCCTACAACTTTAGAAAAATACACTGATTATACAATAGATACAAATAACGATAGAATAGTATCTTCATACCCAGCTTATATTACAGGATACTTTGTAAACTCATCATACCCTATTAACAGCTTGCAGCTGACATATAAGGGTGGATATCAAGATGTACCTGAAGACTTAGTTCTTGCAGGCGTGAATTTAGTAGAATACTTTTTAGGTGAAGATTATAACCCTAAGAAATCTACTGGAAGTTCCAGTATGGAAACACAGGTTCCGGACTTCACAGCTAGACTACCTGCTCACATACGTAGAGTATTAGAGCACTACAGAGATTTTAATTATGGGTAGTAAATTGCCAAAGGCAATTCATATGGAAATGGAACTCCTACTAAAAGAGAATACAAGAAACTTATTAAATAGAGCTGATTCTCATGTATTATATTTAACACCAGATTCTATAAGAAAAAATAACCCGGAACTTAATAAATTAAACCAGAAAGATTTTGCTTTTGTATATAGTAAGTTTTTAGGTGCTGTAGGGACTGCACCCGGAGTTACACCATTACCTAACTCAAAGGATAAGCTTTTAGATAAAGTCTATTATGTTAAAAATGGTGATAATATGATGCTAGTATCTATAGGGGATAGAAATAATTATAAACCTATAGCTGAAAAATTAAGTGCAGCGGTAAAGTCTTTCACCAGAGTGGATAAAAAGACGGGAAACACTGATATAGAACAAATACTTGCAAAATATAATACTTCAGTAGAATCGGCATTTTACAAACCAAGCGAAAGCAAGCAAGAAAAAGGCTTCTCTGATTTATCTACGTCAGGGGTAGACGTAGGGCATATTGGGGCCGCGCACGCAAGATCAGGAAATAGGGGTAGAGGTACACAAGGAGCTTCTTCATCCTCCGGATACACTTTTGGATTACTACACGAAGTAGCAGATGCCAACAAATTGAAAGAAGCCAAAATTCTAATTAATAGAGCATATGAAAGATTAGGAACAATACATACCCCATTTACAACTGATCTAAATAAAGAGTTTAAAACTAATTTAGCTAATTTAGGTATTAGCTATGTGTTAACCATACCACAACATTGGACGCTAAATCAAAAAAGGCTTGGAACTCTAGAAGGGAAAATAGTAAGAAACCTAGCATGGAGTTTAAAAAGATTAGCAGATAAACCGGGTTCACGTTCTTTTAACCAACATATAGACTATGTTATAAAAGAAGCTGCATATGGTAGAAAAGCTAGAAATTCTACTTTAAGAAAGAAATCTAAAGGTAGTATTACTAATAAAATAAAAATACCTAAAACAGGGAAAATACCTAAGATACCAATTAAAAAGGGAAAGAGGAAATCAAGAGTTGTCAGAGATTTTGATGTTATAGGTATACAATCTTTAATCAATGCATCTTTAGCTATTAAGGTTAAAGATGAGCTGGGTGATGCAGGTGATCCACCTATACGTTTAAGAAATCAAACTGGTAGATTTGCGGAGTCTGCAAAACTACTAACGTTAACACGAGCACACGCAGGGATATTACTAGGTACATATACCTACCAAAGAAATCCTTATGATACATTTTTACCAGGTGGAAGACTTGGTACAAAACAACGCGATCCGCGATTATATATTGAAGGAGCAATACGCGAAATAGCAATACAATTACTGCGAAATAAGTTTCCAGGTATTGCATTAGAGTTAAAATAGGCGAAAAGGTTTAGCGACCCTGCCAGTACCTTGTATACTGGATAGCCATTATATCTTACAAGGAGATAGAAATGAATAACCAAGAAATAATAACACAGATAATTGAAGAATTAGAAAATACTGTTGGACTTAATTGGCCAAAAAGTAAACGGGGTAAGATTACTAGAGTTAAACTTATAGAGTGCTGGTCTGAATATAGAAATATACAGGATTATGAATTTTATGGGTATAAATCTAGAAGAACTGCTAACGGTAGTTACAGATTAATATTTAGTAACTTAAATAAAAATAACCAAAGAATATGGAAAAGTCACATATTATACTTATATAATTATAAGTATTGTCATAAGTGCAAAAGTTTGAAACAAATTAATGATTTTAGTGATAATATAACTAGAGAAGATAATAAATGTCAAAAATGTAAAGTTTGTTCCTCTAATTATGGAAAACAACATTACAGTAATACTATAGAAAAGCAGCATGAGAGAAGCGCTTTATATTACCAATCTAATCAAAAATCGGCGTTTGCTAGATCGGCTAAAAGAAGAGCAGCAAAACTAAATAGAACACCTATTTGGTCGGATATTAATAAAATAAAACAAATATATAATGATTGTCCAAAAGGCTATCATGTTGATCATAAAATACCTTTACAAGGTAAATTAGTTTCTGGATTACACGTACCGGAAAACTTACAATATTTAACTGCAAAGGAAAATTTAAGTAAGTCTAATAAGTACGAGGTAATATAATATGTCAAAAAGAAGTAAAGTAGTAAACGCATTAGTTACAAAGTTAAAATTAATAAATGGTACTGCCCCATATTCATCTAAATTATTTAATAATGTATTTAATAAATTAAAGTTTTGGGATGAGATAAGTGATTACCCTAGTGTATTCTTAAACGCAGGTGCAGAAGCTCGCGATTATTTACCCGGGGGTTTTAAATGGGCATACTTAACAGTGACTATAAGAGTATATGTTAAAGATGAGAACCCAGAAGCGATGTTAGAAACAATCTTTGAAGATATTGAGTACGTAATAGATAACAACGGAAATTTAGAATACGAAACAAGTAGTTTTATAGAGGATATGAAAATATTATCAATAAACACAGATGAAGGTTTGCTTGCCCCTAGAGGAGTAGGTGAAATAACCTTACAAATAATGTATGATTTACAGACATAGATAAAAATCTATAATTAAACATACAATAGGAGAACAAAAAAATGGCTAGAAGTTTAGCGAGAAATACGAAAGTATACGCATCTACCCTAACTAAAGCACAGTTAATAGCTGATTCTTTACCAGATAATACAAATACTTTTGAAATTAAAGTATTAGATGGATATTCTTTCTCACAAGATACTACCACACAAGAAATTGGTATTAATGAAGCTGGTGATACACCAGTTCGTGGTACTCGTGGGTTTAATACTGCACTTAATCCAGTGGACGTTTCTATAAGTACTTATGTTAGAGCTTATATTGATAGCGTTCATGATACTGATTACGGTGAGTGTACAGAAAAAGTTTTATGGGCTAGTGCTATGGGTACTTTAACTGGATTTACCAATAGTGCAACTGCTGGTTCTGAGACTGGGGTACATACATATGATAGAACAAATGGTGCTGGCACCGAAGATATTATATTTAATCTTACAAGTTCTAATGCTAATGCATTATTACCACTAACTCTAGTATTTAAGTTAGATGATACTTGTTATATTGTTGAAGATTTTAATGTATCTACTGCTGAAGTAGATTTTAGTATTGATGGTATTGCTACTATTAACTGGAGTGGCTTTGGTTCTACCTTATCAGAAAGTGAAGCTTTATGGGCCGTAGTCGATGCTTGGGTAACAGATGGTACAGACTATATGGCAGTACCATCAACTACAGCTAATACTTTTATTAGAAATAAATTAAGTACTTTAGTATTAACAGATAACCAAGTAGTAGCGTCCCCAGCAATAGCTGCAGATACTTTAGCTTCTACTACAGCTACTACACTAACTTTAACAACGGGTGGTTTAGGCACTGCAGATTTATATGTTGGTGGTAGAATTAGAAACACAGGATTAACTCCAGATGAGTGGGTAACTATTGTTTCACATACTGCAACTGTAGTTACAGTTGCCGGTGGGGATGTAGATACATTAGCAGGTTGGGGTACTGAAGCGTGTCAAGCATATTTACCAAGTGAAAATGCTGCTGTTATTTATAATATTCCTATTACTGGTGCTACTCTTACTATGGAGAATAATACTACATATCTAACACCTGAAGAGTTAGCTGTTGTTAATACTCCTTTAGCAGGGTTTGCTGGAAACCGAATAACTTCTGGATCCTTTACTGCTTATCTTAACACAGGAGCAGCAGGTTCAGCAGGGTTATTACAAGACTTATTAGAAAAAACTAATGATGTATCTAATGACTTTACATTAACCTTTCAAATGGGTGGGCCAAGTACAGTAACTACACTACCTCAAGTATACTTCTTAGTGCCCCATGCACAAATAGGTATTCCAACATCCGCAGTAGAAGATGTACTTTCTACCGAAATTACATTTACTGCACAACCTTGGACAGGTAACTCAATTACTGGTAACGCAACATTTGAAGATACAAATGAAATAACAATTCAGTACTTACCTGCAACATAAGAAGCAACAATAGAGGGGGAACGAATCCCCCTCTTTTTTTAATAATATATAAGGAGAAATACGAAGTGGATTTAGCAAAGTTAATAGTACCAAGTAAGACAATTACGGATGAATTTCCAGGATGTGAAGGATTTAACGTGCAGATTGCATACCTTACACGCGACGAATTAATGAAATTAAGAAAGAAAGCAATAACTAGTAAAGTTAGTAGAAAAACTAGGGGTGTAGAAGAAGAAGTAGACAGTGATCTATTCCAAAAACTATATATTCAAGCTGTAATCAAGGGCTGGAGTGGGTTAAAGTATGAGTATTTAGCAAAAATGGTTCCTGTAGACTTATCAGAAGCTGAAGGCGACGAATTAGAATATTCTGTAGATAATGCAGACCTTCTAATGAAGAATTGCTCAGACTTTGATAATTGGATTTCTGCTACCCTAGAGGATGTTGAAAATTTTACTCAGAGCAGTTAAATTTAGTAGAGGCTAAACTGCAAAATTTTTACGAAAACTCTACAGTTAAAATGACCAAGGCTCAGTATCTATTAATGTGTGAACAAATGGGTACTGAGCCTTTGGCCGAAGAAATTCCCGCAGATTATGAGGATTTTCCTTATGCGGTGCAATTAGCAATGAATATTTATTCTATACTACCAGACCGCTGGGAAGGTATGTCTGGTACGTATATGGGTAAAGACTTAAATATTTTTCCTTATCTATGCAAAGTATATGCTGTAGATTGGGAAACTCAAATTTTACAATTTGTACTTTTGATTGATAGGATTATATCAGAGATACGAAGTAAAGCGCAGAAGCAGAAGGCAGCTAAAGCAAAAAGGCAAAAAACTTAATGGCAAAAGGTGACATAAAAAGAACGTATGAGTTAAAGGTAGTAGCTAAAGGGCTAGAGCAAGTAGTTGCTCAATTAAAAACTTTAAATAAATCTGTAGGTGCAGATACAAAAGCTAAAACCGAAAATGTAAAAGCCACAGAAAAAGTAAATAAATCTAGAGATAAATGGCTTAGAAAAGAAAAGGGTGTTAGCGGCGCTACTAGTAATAGCAGCAAAGCATTCTCTAAAATGTCACAAGGAATGACAGGCACTCTTGTGCCTGCATATGCGACTGTAGCCGCAAACGTCTTCGCCTTAACAGCTGCGTTTGGCGCGCTTAAGCGTGCTGCCGATTTCGAAATTCTTGTTAGCTCTGCTGAAGCTTTCGGGGTTCAAACTGGTAGATCCCTTATAGGTGTTGCTGAAAATATGAAGAAAATTACTGGTGGGGCTATAAGTATGAAGGAAGCTTTAACCCAAGCTTCTATTGTTTTGATAATAAAACTATTGAGGATTTAGCTACTGTAGCAAAAAATGCGTCACTAGCATTAGGGGTTAACCTAACAGATGCTATGAATAGAGTATTTAAGGGTGCTATTAAAGCAGAGCCTGAACTACTTGATGAATTAGGTATTATACTTCGCTTAGACCCTGCCGCACGTAAGTATGCTGCTACACTTGGTAAAACAGCCAAGGAATTAACTACGTTTGAAAAACAACAAGCCATTGTTAATGAAGTATTAGCACAAGGTAACGAAAAGTTCGCAGAATTTGGAGATATTGATACTAACCCATTTGATAGACTTGCATCCTCTTTTGCAGATATTACAGTACATTTAACTACTATGCTTAGTTTACCTATTATTGGTATATTAGAATTTTTTACAGCTAATACAAAAGCGCTTACTGCAGCGATATTACTATTTGCAGCATCTATAACTAAAAAAGCGTTTCCTGCACTTTCAAATTTAGGCGGTGCAATGTCTGATTTTCTAGAAAGAAAAACAGCGGGAATAAATAGTGCATTAGGAAAAATAAGTACTAAGTTAATAGCACTAGGCAAGACTAATAGTAAAGTTACACAAACCTTCGCACAAAATAATGCTAAACTAGGTAAAAGTATTCAAGAGTTTGCACAGAAAAGAGTTGAAGCATTACAGAAAGCAGGAAAAACAGTACCAAAGGGAATGCAAGCATTATCCGTGTTACCACCAGGTACTTTAGAACAATTTAAAAAGGCTTTACAAGTATTAAGAATACCTATTGCAAGACTTAATAATGGGTTAGAATCTATAGGCCTATCTGGTCAAGCATCTGCTGCGCAGATGGAAGGTTTTGCCGCAGGTGCGCAGAAAGCACTATCTAAAACAGCTGTGCAAGCTAATCTAACAGGTAATATATTTGCTAATATGTTTAATATTATTAAGATTGGGGCTTTTCAGGCTACGTCTTCTTTACTAACTTTTTCTAACGCGGTATTAAACTCTACATTTAGTGCTGGAATTAAAACTTGGGAAAATGGATTAATGGGCTTTGTTGCCTCCATGAAGAATGCTAGTGCAAAAACTGGATTATTTACTAAATCCTTTTCTTTATTAGGTGCAGGTATAGGTGGTGCTGCAGCTGGTCTATTACGTATGGTACCTACTATTGCTGGTATTACTATAGCATTCTCTATACTTAGTACTGCGTTTAATTTCTTACGGGATTCTTTTTCTGATAATAAAGGTGCAAGGGAAGAATTTACATCCTCATTGGAGTCACAAAGAAAAGTATTAGATAAGACTGCAAAAAGTACTATTTATTATGAAAAAAGTCTAAAAGGATTACCAAAAACATTAGATAATATAAATAAGCAACTAGAAAACCAAAAAAATAATTTAAGTGAAATACGCGCAGGATTAGATGAACAAATTAGAAGTTTAGATGCTCTTAAAGGGGTAGGCTTTATATCGAATTTAGCAGATATATTTGGTTTAGGGGATTTTGATGAATTCAAAGACCAATTAGAAGATACAAGTGAAGCTTTAAAGAAGTTAGGCCTTGACAGAGAGGTCTTAGCAATACAAAGTAAATTTGGTAACGTACTAAGATTAAATGAGGAAGAGGCTCGAGCTTATGCAACAGCGTTAGAGGAAGTGTCTAAAAAACATACAAATCTTAAGTCTGCTGCACAAGATGCAAATAAGGCTTTACAAGAAAGTTTTAAGGAATTAAATAAAAATCTTGTAGATATGCATGGCTCATTACCTAAATTATCGGCCGTTGAAAAAGGTGTATTAAATTTACGCTCAGGACTTGCAGGACTTGCAGGTGCAGACACGGATAAAATAATTTCTGCTTTTGATGAAATAAATACTTTTGGAACAAAAAAATTAGGTATTGAAGATACACTTACTGCGCTATCCAAAGTTACTGTTAAATTAAGACCGCTACAAAAAGAACTAGATAAGATATTAGAAAGACGTAAAGAGTTACAAGGTGCTACTACATATGGTGGTATACTGCGAGCTAAAAAAGAATTAGGAGAGCTAGACGCACAGCAGCAAGTATTAAATACTAATATAAATATATATGCAAAAGAAAGAGCAGCATTAACAGATATAATAATACAAAAAAGTAACGAACAATTAGCTATTTTAGATAGAGAGATTAATGCGGAAAAAGTATTAAATGAAGTTAGACGAGAATTAGCCTTTGCACAAGGTGTTCCTACTAATGATTTGGAAAGAAGATTGAAGTTATTACGTGCAGTTACTGAAGCTGAAACTACGTATTTAAAAGATAAAATAAAAGCTACTAGTCTTAGTAATACTCAAGCGGAAGAATCTATAGCTATACTTGAAAAAACCTTAAAAAGCTTGAACTCTCTATCCAAAAAAGACATAGCTAGTATGTCCCTAGAGGGTCAACAAAGTTTAGAAACAACTAAACTACAAAAAAATGAAGAACTTAGAAAGACACAATTAGCCCAGTTACAATTAGAAAATAAAATATTAGAAGATAAAAATAGAATAACAGATCAGTATATAAGCCAAGCTCAATCTATATATAAAGAATTAGAATCTAATAATGAAGCTTCCAGATTAGGATTAGACTATGCTAAGGAACAAACTAATACTATACAAACTAAGTTACTGTTAGCTTTAAATAACGTAGCTAAATCTCAAGGCAAGAATACAGAGAAAGCTAAAGTATGGGCTATGGAACAACTAAAATTATACGAGGCAACCTTAAGGTATAAAAATTTAGTTAAGGATATAGGTATATCAGCTAACCTTATTAAAGAGGTTGCTTCTATGCGCAATAAGAACAAGGAACTTGCTTTTGAAACTCAATTTTTAAAGAATAATAATGCAGAGTTTGTCCAAAGAATAGATTTTGAAGAGCAGCTAGCAGAAGCTGTAGCACAAAGAAAATTATTAGAATTAGACGATAAAATATTAGATGCTGCAGACACTGGAGATACAACTTCGGAGTTACAACTATTAAAAGATAGAGAAGCACTAGAAGAAAAAATAGTAGCGACTAAAGTTGCAGGTCAAAATAAAATTGCTAACTCATATACAAAAGCTCTAAATACATTAAAAGCCCAAACAACTGTAGCATTAGAACAATTAAATCAAGAAAGAAACTTAACTACTGCCGGAAAGGCTAGGTTAGAAGTTGAAAAGAAAATTTTAGCATTTAAATTAGCGTATAAAGACCTTACTAAAGATGAGATTAATGACTATATTAAGGCAATTTCAAAATTATCTAATATAAGTTTAGCTGAAGGATTTAAGAAAGAAATAGAGTCTATAACTGATAGTTTTTCAGGGTTATCTAATATTATAGGTGAAATGTGGGAAAACTTTAATAACCCAGAAATTGATAATGCTACAGCCGCATTCAAAGCATTATATGATATAGGCCAAAAAGCAGGGGATAACGTAACTAAAGGTTTTGGGCAAGTAGGTATAGCTGTAGGTAACTTCCAGGAAAAGTTAACACTTGCTAAAGGGGATATGGAAGCAGTATCCGAAAAAGATAAGTTCGCGTTATTACAAGGCGCTATAGGTGGTATAGCTACTGCAATGGGTGAGGGGTCTAAGGCTGCACAAACTTTAACTTCTATAATGAGTACTTTAGCAACTATTCAAGCAGCTAGTGCTATAATGCAGCAGGCTACGGGTGGGGATGTTTATTCTGCCTTCGCCAGAATGGCAGCGATGGCTAGTGTAGTAGCTAGTGTATTAAGTTCTGTTAAGATTGCATTTGGTGGTAGTGTTAGTGGTACAGGTACTTCGGATGCGGAAGCATATGAAAAATCAATTGGACGACAAGGGTTAGTAGGTGTGGATATGCAAACTAACTCTTTAGTTGATTCTATTGATTCTTTAGTAGATATTGATACATTATTATTCTCTGCTAGCCATGATTTACAAATAGCAATAGTTAGACTAGGTAAATCTTTCGCATCTCTTGGTGGACAAACATATAGAGGATTCGGTGAGTTTGATGAACTTTCTGCAATTAGTGCTGGAAGATCATTTGGTACTGAAATAAGTGGTGTTGGTAGTTTATTTGGTTGGAACTCAGATTCTTGGACTACAGAGTTCAAGGGTTCTGGTGTGCGCTTCGCAGCTACCGTAGATTTTGTAGGTGATGAAATAAGAACTAGTTTAGATAGGGCAGAATCATATATTTCTACTTTAGTAACTCATGTAGATAAAGCATGGTATAGAGGCGATAGGATTACTACTTACTTTAGAACTTCATTTGCTCAATTACCTGGAGATATTAAAACTTCCCTAACCAAATCTTTAGCATATACTGGTCAAGTTATTACTGGTTTAGTTGAGACCTTAGGTGGTGGCTTAGAAGTTAATATTAGAGAATTATATCAAAACCTAGATGCTATAAATCTACCTGCATTACAAATTAGTCTAGCGGGTAAAACTGCAGAAGAGCAGGGTGACGCAATGGCTGCATTCTTTACTAATTTAACTAATAAAACTATTGGTGAAATTATACCTTGGATAACTAAGTTCGCGGTAGCTGGTGAAGAGTTAGCAGATACATTAATAAGGTTAGCGGAAAGAACTATTCAAATAGACAGTATATTTAGTACATTAGATTTAAGTACTGGTGACTTATTAAAGAGTATAACAAGTGGCAGATCACAATCAGCCCAATTAGAGTTAGTAACTGCATGGCAAGAATCCTTACTTTCTAATTTTAAAGATACCGATGAGTTTACTACAGTATTCGCAGAATTTGGAGAAACAGTATTTACCGAAGCAGAGCGTACAGAAATAGCTTTAAATCAAGCTAAAAATGTTGTGGCTTCCGGATTATCTGTATTAACTCAACAGCTAGAAGAAATAGGCAGAACTGACATACTTGAAGGTATTGGCGCTGAACTAACTGTTGATAGTTTAAGAACTTTATTTGATAGAGCACAATCTGAAGGAATATTTTCACCTACAGATGATGGAAAATGGTGGACTGGTACTACAGGTACTACTACTGACCAAACTGCAGGACTACTTGCTACAATGTTACAACTAGGTAGTGCAATGAAGAGTGTAACGGACGCTACAATAGCATTATCAGACGAAGTATATAATTTAGAGTTGCGTTACCTAAGGCAAATAGAAACCTTCGGTTTAATTGGTAAATCTTTAGAATTATTAGAGTTATCATTCAGCTTTGAAGATGCAATAAAAGAGGCCGAAGAGGCAGGGGCAAGTATTGCCTTAGTAGAACAGTATTATGGGTTAGAAAGATTAGATATAATTAGAAAGTATAATCAAGATATTACTGATAGTATCGAATTATCACAAAAGAATGTTAGTGATTCTATTTTTAGTATAGTATCTAACTTCGAAGCTTTTGATAATATAACCTATCAAGGTATTAAGTTAGAAAAAATGGCAAATAGATTAGCTAGTAGTTTAGCTAACGCCAGTGGTTTAGATGCCTTTCAAGATATCGTATCTATTGGTGATGAATTAGACTTTGAGGACTTATTTGGAAGTTTAATACAATTTTCTGATTCTGTGCCTGAATCAATAAGCGAACAGATAGACCTAGTAGGTAATCTGAAAGATGCAGTAATGGATAGATATAATATTGAGATAAATGCTATAGAGTCAATAAAGTCTCTAGCCTTAGATATATCTGGGTATTTAAAGGAACTACAAGTTTCAGACTTATCACCACTAACAAATGCTGAGAAATTAGCAGAGGCACAATCTCAATTCACCTCTAATATGGCGGATATATTTTCTGATAATGTACAGGATTCTGAGCGTGCTAAGTCTGATTTATTAACTAGTGCTAATACTTTATTAGAACAAGCTAATTCATTCTGGGCGATAGGTCCTCAATATCAAGAAATATTTAACTATGTAGTTAGCAGTCTACAAGACCTAGATTCTAGTATACTTGAAGAAATCAATAGATCAGAAGAAGCTATTGCTTTAGAAGGACAAACTGATGTACTAAATAGTATACAGGCACAAACTATATCTCAACTACAGACATTAGATAATATATTGTATAGTTTAGAAGATCAAAATACATTAACTCTTGAAACTGAAATACAAAATCTAGGATTAGAAGTAACAACACATTTAGACTTTATAACTAATAAGCTACAAAGCTTAAATGATAGTACTTGGGCACCAATACTTAGTGCACTACAGGGTATGAATTCATATAATGTAGGTACACCGTATGTACAAAACGATCAAATCGCACAAATACATAAAGGGGAAATGATAATACCTACTGATGTGGCATCTAATATTAGAGATGGGTCTATAGTGAATAATAACTCCAATATTACAAATAGCACTTCAAATAATAAAGATGTAGTACAAGCTATACAAACATTAACTGAAGTATTAGCTATAAGTCAAGATGATTTATTAGAGTCTAGTGAGCAAATTGTTGATTTAACTAAAATCTCCGAAGCTACGCAAAGAAAAATTAATACTGGAGGTATAGTGTAGTGACAACAACCCAAGAGTTTCTAGCCTCTGATGACAATAAAATAGTACTTGTAGAATTGGAGTACCATAATGGTACGTCGATGCAAGTACTATATATTTCTAATTCTCAGTATGTACTACCAGTGGGTGAAAGTTATACTAATTCTTTAGGTAATACAGTAGATAATATCTATTATGAAGATATTTTAGCTAGTATACCAGTTATATCCTCTGCCATAGATCAATCTGCTGGAATAGGTAATATTGAAATATTAAATGCAGAGGGTGATTTTGATAGTTACCTAGACTATGCGTGGGAAGGACATACTGTATCAGTATTTATTGGTGCACCTAACTGGGCGAGAAGTGCTTTTATAGAAATATTTAGTGGTAAGGCAACAGCCCTTACAGCACCAACGCTATCAACCCTATCTTTAAATATGGTTGATAAACAAGAAGAATTAAATGTAAAAACACAGGAAGCACTATTAGATCAAAGTTATGTTGATACTAAACTTTTAGCTGCAAATACTGCGGGCGATTTTACAGCTAATGTGACGGGGTCTCCATCGAGTTACCCACACGCATGGAATCACCTAACGGGGGTAATTCCTGAAGGGAGTATAAATAAACATATACCTATTTGTCTGGGTAAGTGTTTTAACATAGAACCAGTATTAATTGATTACTATAACCACGTATACCAAATACATGAAGATGATATTGCATCAGTATCTGAAGTACGAGCAAATGGTGTAGTTTTAGATGTGAGCCAGTATGAGGTTTCTGTATCTACAGGACTATTACGATTGTTAGATCATGATGCGGGTGCACAAATCACCTGTGATGTAATAGGTACTACTACTAGAGGTGGTGGTTACGATTCTGGTTTAATTGTTACTTCATATAGTGCAGCACAACTGATAGAGTGGTTTGTATTGGAAAAAACTACACTTACGGCTTCCGATATAGACAATGATTATTTTAATAATAGTACTGGGTTTACTAATACTTCAGAATTAGGTATTTATATAAATGAAGAAGATAACGTACTTAATACTATAAATTCAATAATATCATCTGTAGGTGGATATGCTAGGTTTAATAGGTCTAATAATAAACTGCAAATTATAGTATTTTTAGACCCCTCAGGTGAAACATCAGTTTTATCTATAGGTGAAGATGAAATAATTGAACGTGGGATATCCCTGCAGGAGATAGAACTACCATTTAAAGCTATTAATATAGGATATAAGAGAAATTGGACTGTCCAAGATAGTGGTGCTATTGCCGGTTCAGTATTCTCATCTAATATAGATAATATAAATTTTATTGATCAAATTACTACTGAATATAGTAATCTATATACTGTAACAGCAGTAACGACAGCTAAATACCCATTAGCTAAAGAAAAAGAACAAATACCCACATTAATATACGCTAAAGTGGATGCACAGACTGAATTAGATAGAAGATCAACATTACGTAGTGTAAAGAGATTTATATATCAAATTAGTACTATTGCAACCCCCTTTAGCATTAGTATTGGTGATGTAGTAACAATAACGCATTCTAGATATGGATTAGATTCTGGAGTTAAGTGTTTAGTAGTAGGTATGCGAGAGCACCCATTAAACAATAGAATAATATTAGAGGTTTGGAAATAATGGCAAATATTAGATTTGTACTAGAGAACTATTTTGATGATTCAACAGTTTCAACATCTATTGCAGATGATATAGTAATTGTTAATAATTCTTTTGGTGATGTAACCGACACAGGCGCTGGAACTTCAGGATTTGCTGTAGTTACAGACACACAAGGTGATGTAACTACAGCAGAGCAAAGTACAGTAACCACAATAGCTAATGTAGATTGTAATTTAGATGGTCTATATTTTGAATTTGATGATGGTAACCCTTATTATATATGGTATGATTGTGCCTCTTATGACGCTGTTATGGTTATAGAGCATAATTCTGTTGGCGTAATTACAGATGCAGTAGATGTAGATACTGGATTTACAATTTCTGTTCTTATACAGGGAGATGCAAGCACGCAAGAAGTAACATCTATTGCATGCGCTGCTGATGTGAGTGGTAGCTTGAATAATACATCATTTAACTTCTCTAATACTACTATAGACTTTTATTGTTGGTATAATGTTAACAGTGCAGGTTCTGATCCTGGGGGCATAGGCACAGGTTTGGAAATAACCATTAGTACAGATGCCACAGCAAATCAAGTACAATTAGCTACATTAGTAAAAATGGCTACTTGGATACCCGGCCTTGCCTTTAAGGGTATTAGTACTGTAGATCCCAATCCTGGAGGTACTGGCATCAGAGTATTACTAGATATAGACAATACAGCTAATGAAGTTGCTACGCGTACTAGAGATGCAATAGCTCTTAGTAGTGCAGGGGTATCTTTTGTTGAGAATGGCTTCGAAACTAACCTACCTATTGCTAAAGCTAAAGAAGTTACTAAATCTTCAATAGCTAGGTCTACCGGTACTGATGATATAGAAATAAAGGGAGTACTTAGTAGTAAAAAAAGTGTATCTGCATTAATTATTGGGAGACATAATTTTTCAATAAATACTAGATATAGATTGAGGTTGTATGATGGGGCAGATTTTGCTACTGAGTTATTCGATTCAGGGGAGCAAACAGTATCTATAGATGAAATAGGTTCTGCTGTTGTACCTTGGGGGGATTTTGAATGGGGGACTGATCCTTGGGGTGGAGATACTGCTATAACGGATGAATTTGCACCAGCTAAGAATCTGGTGTATTGGTTATCTAGTGAAATAAATAGTGTATCAGCTTATAAACTAGATATTTATAAGGGATATGATGCACCCTTAGCCACTTACTCCAACTTAGAGTTTAGTAGACTTATTTTAGGTGCATATATTGAGCCTACATATAACTTAAGTTTAAACCACGCGCTATCCTGGGAAGAAAATACAAAACAGTATAGGACAGAAGCAGGTAGCTTAAGATCAGATAGTTCTGTACCCTTTAGAAGATTTCAGTTCAATATTACTACTATACCGGAAAGTGAAAGAACTATACTACAGAATGGATTCAGATACGTAGGGCTAAGAAAAGATTTCTTCTTTTCTACTTTCCCTACAGATACAGATATAGATAAGCAAACGGATTATAGTGCTATATCTAAAATAACTAAAATACCAAAATTTACGGAATTTGTAAATAATTATTACAAATCTTCGTATATAATAGAGGAAGTATAATGGCAGCATTTACATATACAGATTATATCCCAACAACGGGACAAACAGACTACCCTACAAATATTTCTGATTGTTTCACACAATTAACAACAGACATAGCAGTATTAGATGGTATGACTTCTAGTACTGCGCAACTTAATTATTTAAGTGGAGTTAGTGCAGGTACCGCACTAGCGAGTAAGGCTTTAGTTTTAAATAGTTCTAGTCAAATTACAAGTGGTTTACAAGTATTGATTGCAGATACATCTATTATTGCACCTCTAGTATCAGCTACTAGTCAGCTTTGGTTAGGTGGTGTACAACAGTTACTCAAAGCTCCGCAGGAATAGTAGACATAGCAGCACATAACTTAGTAGATGAGGGATTAAGTTTAAACGGAACACTAGTTACATCTAGTGCAGCAGAACTAAATTATTTAGATATAACTACGCTAGGTACTGGGGTAAACTCTAAAGCGGTGGTACCTAATGGTAGTGGTAATTATACTTGGCCTTCTGGTGGTGTTTTTACATATGATACTCTTAATGATGGTACAACAGCATTAACTGCATCAATATTAAAACTTAATCAACTTAATACTAATACGTTTACTTCCGCGGCCTCCTTTGAATCTCAAGTTACTTTTGATTCTGAAACAGATAATGGTTCTTCTGGTGCAACTAAAACTATAAATTGGACTACTAAAAATAAACAGAAGATACTTATGTCTGCTGATTGTGTGTTTACCTTTACTGCACCAAGTGGCCCAACAAATATAATACTTAAAGTAACACAAGATTCAGGAACTGCTAGAACTATTACTTGGCCAGGTACTATAATGTGGTCTGGGGGGTCTGAACCACCTCAGTCAACTACGCTTAGTTCTAATAATTTGTATTCTTTTTATTATGATGGTACTAACTATATAGGTTCATTAATAAGGGATTATTCATAATGGCAACTAAAGATTTATATATACCTATGGGTAGTGTTAGAAATGCCTATGCTACAAAATTTAGACTTTTATATTCAGAAGTACAGGATAATGTTACTGTATATACTATTGATGCAGAGGCTTCTGGTGTAATGGGTCAGCATACTGAACTTAATTCAGGAGCCTGGTGGAGTAGAGGTAAATTTCCAATTTGGGATACTGATTTAAATAGTCTTCCAGATATTTTTTTATGGAATAATGCTACTAATATACAATTCACTTTAGTTATTGATAGTATAGGTGCAGATGTTAGTACAGAAGATTTTACTATATATGATTATGTATGGCCAGATGCACATGGTACACCGACCTCTGATTGGCTTACAGGTACAGAGTTATCAGGTATTACAGAAATAGCAAGTATATCAGGTACCTCTGTAACTACAGAAGATAATTTACTTACAAATAGTCTAACTTTAGATCAAATTAAAAATCTCCCATCAGCTAATAGATTATCTATAACAGGTAGTTCTAGTGAGTATGCAGCAGAAACATCAATGCCTAGCACATTATATGATACAAGTATATCGAATAGATCAATAGGACAATATGGGGGAGTAGGGCCTACTAGAGAATTTAGAGGCCCGTATATAACATTATCTGTAGAACCAGGTAATTATGATTGGGTTTATTCCGATTCTGCGTATACCGTATCTAAAGTAGATGCTTCTTGGGGTAATGTATTAGCTGCTACTACAGGTTCTACATTAGACAATATATATTTTGATGTACGAGTTAGTTATATTGGTCCTTATGTCTGTACTCAAGCAGTTTTTTCAATTCCGTTTTCAGATTTTAGAGGTGGTACAATTAAATCAGCAAAATTAATAGTTCCTGTATTTAGCCAATATGGCTCAGAAATTATATATACTAATTTATCTAGTAACACAGAAAGTCTAGTATTAATTCAAGAAGATTCGTATACTAGACTTTCAACGGATTTTTTGTCTAGAACTGAGTGCGCAGCTTTGCCTATTTTGGCAGAGGTTAATTGTAGTACTATAGGTAGTTTACCTATAGGTACTGAAGATTTTTCTTCTACATATATGGTATTAGAATTTAACAGTGAAGGATTGGATTGGTTATCTAGTAAAAATTGGACAGGCACTGCAGACTTTAGAATAATAAGTTCGAGATTTATTGATGGAAGTGCCCCTACTGACGACAATAATATTGATAGTGAACATATAAAAATGGTAACACCAAACCATGGTGCGGATCCACATTGTCCTTATTTATTTATCGAGTATGAAGAATCTGTAGGGTTAGGGGCAGTATTTTAATGCCGAAATATGGAACTTCGTCCACGACTAGACTTAGTCAGTGTGATATACGAATACAAAATATAATGAATGAAGTAATAAAGTATTATGATTGTACTATTATTACAGGCCATAGAGATGAACCTACTCAGAATATATTCTTTAATACTGGTAAGTCTAAGGTTGTATGGCCTGACAGTAAACATAACTCTTTACCTTCTACTGCTATAGATGCATCCCCTTGGCCAATTCCGGCAGAGTGGGGTGCTAAGTGGAAGGATAGGGCTAAATTTTATGAGTTAAAAGCGATTATATTTTATGAGGCTGCCAAACAAGGAGTTACAATAAGGTTTGGTGGGGATTGGGATAGAGATGGAGACTATAAGGATAATAGTTTTGATGATCTAATACATTTCGAGATAGTAGAATGATAAAAGAATATAATGTAATATATGATGGTTGGGCTGTACCTACCGAGTTTAAAAGCGACGGCTGTACTGTGCCAAAGATGTTTCAGAAAATAACTCAGTCCTGGAGATGGGATAAAACAGCATGTAGGTTGCACGACTTCCATCGCAGGCATAAAATACTTTCAGTAAATAAATCAGATATGATATTTATAAAACAAATATATGCACATAATCCAGGAGTTAAGTTTTTCACTATTTGTAGTATAATTTATTTATTTTTAAAAGTAACATATCCTTTATTTAGTGGTACACAAACAATGCCTAAACGTTGGGAAAAATATAGAATAAATAATTTCAAGGAGTAAATTATGGGTTGGAGAGAAACACTCGCAGCAGTTGCACCAACAGTAGCTACCGCGCTAGGCGGTCCTCTTGCAGGCATGGCTGTGACTATGGCAGCTGATGCCCTTGGCATAGAAGCCGATGAAAAAGCGATAGAAAAATTAGTATTGGGTGGAAGTCCTGAAACTATGGTTAAGTTAAAAGAGCTAGATACTAACTTTAAGTTAAAAATGAAAGAGTTAGGTATTAAAGAGAAACAATTACACGCACAAGATAGAGATTCCGCCAGAAAGCGAGAAATGAAAATTGGTGGTAATTTTACATCTTGGTTAGCCTTTTTAATAATGTTTAGCTTTTTTGCTATAATAGCTTATGTTCTTGTTATAGGATTAAGCGTATCACCAGCAATAGCTTCTATGATAGGTATACTAATTGGTAACGTATCGTCTAAAGCAGAGCAGGTATGTAATTATTACTTTGGTTCATCAGCCGGCTCGAAGCAAAAGACCAATGCCATGTCAGATCAAATAAAAGAAATAAATAAAAAAGGCTAGCGTAATGCTAGCCTTTTTTATTTATTTGACAGGACATACTCCACTAGCACAACCTTCATCATCCAGTTCGCTCTCAAAATCCGTGTTATCCCAGTCTACCTCTACTAATGAATTAAAGTAATCATAAAACTTTTCTTTATTTACATACTCTTGTGGTAAATACTCAAACCCTAGGTCTTCTGCACTAACCGTAGGATCATTCTTAAATAAGAAACTAACACCCACATATATATGCCAATTATCTAATAACCAATCTACTATCACATCCTTCTCATCCTTAGTATAATAAATTGTATTAGATACATTTTGATCACAATAGTACATCTGTATCTTTTTATATCTCTCTAACTGTTGTAGTGCTGTCTCTGTATTAATTTCCAAAGTTTCCATACTACCATCTTTTCTATACACGTCTACTTTTTCAAAATCTCCACCTTCATAGTTAACTGGTACACATACTAAAACTCCAGAGTTATCAGAAGGATTACTAATTACAGTATACCCAGCTATACGTAAAGATTCTACTTTAGGGTCATGCTTACTAAAATTAATCCAGTTAAATAAATACTTCGCAGAGGGTTTATGCACTCCTTCATATGTATCCATTATCTTACCCAGTGTACCACTTGGTTTAACGGTAGTAACATTCTTAGGCCATTCAAGTTCTAATTCTTGTGACATTGTACGCGCAGCAGTAACAGCAGAGTATTTCATATTCTTCCAATCATACTCTGTCATATCTTCCCGCTTAGCAATCCCTGTTGCTCCTACACCACATAAGCGCAAGAACTCATTATTCTTATGCCAAGATTCCTGTAGAATACCATCACGTAGGTCAACTACTGTCTGCCTATAGTTAGCTCTAGCAATTAATGTAGTTGCTTTATGTAATCCTGCTGAATCACCAAAGAACTTTCCTACATCAATCTCTACAAGATTACAGAAAGATTTATTTCCAAGTAGTATCTCAGCACAAGGATTTAATCCGGAGAACCAAGGTGCTCTCTTCTTGGCTGTCTGCCCATTAATAAAACCGGGTTCTGAACCTCCTGCATCTATCATCATCTGAAAGATTTTATCTAGTTCTTCTCTAGGCGGCTTATTGTAAAAAACAATCGAATTATTACTCTGTTGCTTATGTTTATACCCTTCCTCATAACAGTTACTTTTGAACTTAGCAAATTCTGCCCACTCATCACTATCATATTCCACCAATGCAATTTCTGCACTTCGGCGCGAGGATAACACTGTACCGAGTAAATTAAGAAGCTCTACTATATCTAACTTGGATAGTAAACCACCTGCGCGGCGATTCATTATCTCCGTGATTTTAACAGCTGCTTTAGAGTATGGTTCATAACCTGAGCTAATCCACCCATATCCACTTAATCGTCCACCTGCGCCTCGAATTTCACTGAAGTCGAGTACCAATGTGTGAGCTTTGTATTTTCCAGCCAATATCTTTCCAATAGACTTCGCCCATGACTCCGCGGAGTCCCCAATACTAATAGTCCATACTCCGTCCGTGAATGACTCATCATTAGACTCTCTACCTTTTTCATCGTGTCTTCTGGTAGACGGTATAACTTGTATGTTTTGTATAACTTTTCTGAATCCATTTAATGTACCTACTTTAGGGGTAAACCCTACTCCACAACCCTGCAATAATAGCCAAAATGCATCTACTACGTCATACATTGTTTCTATTTCTGTATGTGAACAATTAAACATAGACGCTTCTCGTCTTTTAGCTATATCTGTACCACCTAGCCATAATGTTCTTCCAGAAGGTAAGGCCTTACGCTCTAGCATTAATTGTCTCAGTTCTTCTAATTCAAACTCTTGTTTATCTGTTAACATTACCCATTCGGATATATCTTCAGTTACATCATGTAACGGCATATTTGGTAATATATTATGAGTTAATGCTCTTTCCCATAACCATCTTTGGTGGGTAATTACTCTGTCTATTACCTCATCCCATTCTTCAAATATAGTACCTTCTTTATTTAAAGGTCTACAGTAAGTTCTTCTTGTTACAATCTCTGCTCTTATACTAGGCATTTATTCTGTTCCTGTACTTCCGAAGCCACCTTCTCCACGTTCTGTTTCTGAAAGCTGTTCGTTAGGTATTACTCGTAATTTATTAAGAGCTACTGGTACTATAATAAGTTGTGCGAATCTATCGTACTGTTTAATCTCTACATCCATATGCCCATCATTAACTAGAAAAACCATAAGTTCACCTCGATAATCTGAGTCAATACACCCTGCTGTGTTTGCTAACCCTACTCTACTATTACACCCTAAACCACTTCGCGGCAGTATAAGTCCCATGTGGCGTCTAGGTACTTCTATCTTTACACCAGTATGAACTTTAACTTTTCCACCTTTTGCTAAAGTGAATGTTTCATTGTTAGAGCGCAAGTCCCAACCCGCATCCCATGAGTTCTTCTTATATGGCATACATTCTTCGTTATCTAATATTATATTAATACTCGCTCTGCTACTCAATTTATTTCTCCCGCTATCTCTTGTATATTTTCTTTACCTATTGCTTCTCTACAATATGTTGGTAAGTCCATTAGTTCATAATTTGTTAATAGTGTTTCTTTAAAATCATTAAGATTCTGCATAAATTTTCTATTGTCTGCTATAGGTAGAGCAGCGTAGATATCATATGCAGTACCATACTGCCTTACTAAGTCTTGAGCACGTTTAATGCCAACTCCAGGGACACCAGGAACATTATCGCCCTTATCCCCCATAAGTACTTTAATACTTATATGATCTTCAACCTCATAGTCATAATGGCTAGACCAAGTATTTACACTAATCTCTTTTCTTGTTACAAAGGAGAATCTTGATACTTTATCATTTATCATTAAGTCCCAATCCTTATCAGAACTAATAAGCCAAACATGTTCATAGTTATCTACCATCACATCTGCTAAGTAGGCTGCTATATCATCAGCTTCAACACCTTTAAATCTAAATGCGCTATACTGATCTTTCAGCATATCAAAGGCTCTATTAAATTCATCTAAGAATTCCTTAAAGTCTTGTTCTTCCTGCTCTGTTTGCTTGGCTCGCATCTCTTTTCTATTACCTTTATAGTCTGGATATATAGCTTCTCTATATGTAGAGCCACCATCCCCTAAGACTATAACTTTTCCTGCTTTATACGAGCCTGCCAAAGATTGTACTGTCTTTACATATTCTGCTGCAAAGACTTTTCTATTTGCATACTTATATCTAAAAGCTAAGTTAAGACCATCTACTACCATCAGATTTTTAAACTTACTTTTATCTGTATATTCTTTAAATTGTTTTCCCATTTATTTTATAAACTCCACATCCTCATATTTTAGCCAGTCTTCCAACTTAGCTATATAAAATCTCATATCTGCATGTACATAATATGAATATCTGTACTTATACATTTTACAAGGTTCTTCTTCAAAAGCTACAAATAGCTTACTTCTATCAAACTTAAATATAAGAAGTGGGTCTTTATCTGTTTGAATTCCTTGTCTAACTGCTTGTTTCCACCACTCTGTAAGTTGTGGGTCTTTACTCGTTAAAATCTTACTTGTAAAGTGATCGTCTTTGTAATGCTTTACTTCTACACAATAGAAGTTCTTTTCGTTAGGGATATATAAATCACCCTTTAATCCGTGGGTTGGCGCGAGGGCACCACTTCCTGGTGTACGTTGCCAATTTAGTCCAGTTTTATCTATAAGTACTTTCTTAACGGCTGCTTCTGCACGGGCACCCTTTTGTCTACTATCTACCATTTATCTCCATTCCTCTCTGCTACATATAGAACACTTGTATCCGGAATCATTATGTCCATGTCCTGTATACTCCCACTTATGTTCACATATTGCTTGCAACGCATCTATAGCATCATTATACTCTCTAGCTAATCTATTAACTTCAAATAACTTTTCCTGTAGCTCAGCTATTCCTTGTTTAATTAATTTCTTATCCATCTGTTACCTCTTTAAACTTAGTTGCAGATACATCAGAAGGAGTCATAGTTGCCCCCATACATATCAATTCAATATCTAAATATTTAAAAATATCCGTTTCTTCATTATAATCTGCTTTAATAACTTGAAAACCCGGCACTATATAACAAGACTCTACCAATTCCTTTACTTCACATATTATATGTAACTCATCATTCTTAATGAAGCTATTTAACACAGTACCTACATGATTAGTAGTATCAAAACCTTCAAATATATTAATATCAAACCTATCTATAGTCTCTTGCATTTGTTTTAGGTTTTCTAATGAGAACTTATCTCCGTGAGACATAGTATCTTGTGGCTTAGTTTCTAAAGTTGCTGTTATACACGTTACTATTTTATCCATGATCTACCCTGCTTATTCTATTTTCCTTTATTATATGTATCTGTGGTATTAACGGATGGGAGTATTCATGAGATACTAAGAAAGTGTTTAATTCCTTTTCGTTGTGTAGTAACTCTATTAACTTCTCTTTTCCTGAGTCATCTAGTACACCCATTACTTCATCCAAAAACAATATATTTAATTTAGTGGATGAAATAGCAGCCATTAGTTTTCTAATAGCTAATAATGTTGAGGTATTGATTCTTGCAAGCTCGCCTGCAGACAATTCTTCAATAGTTATTGTTTTACCATCATCTATTATGTCAACATTTAACTTCTCACCCTGTAATACGAATACTATTTGAAATTGTCCAGAAGATAGCTCTTCTAAATATAAGTTTATTTGTAACTCTAAATCTTTAATTAGATAGTCTAGCTTATACCCTATTAACCCATTAGTACTAAAAGCTTTCTTAAGTACTTCTAAGTTAGCTTTTAATTTCATTAAATCCTTATTATCTTTATGCAACGTACCTAATTGAGCTTTATACTCAGTTAGTTGCTCTTTGATAACATCCACTTTAGAGTTATGCTGGTCTATTAAACTATTCTCCTTACTAATTTTAGTAATTCTCGATTGTATATCAGTTATCTCTTTAGATAATTTAGTTATATTACTACTTAAGTCTTTTTCAATTATAACGTCGTTTTGCAACTCATCATCAATCAAAATAGATAGTCTTGTTAGTTCATCTTCTACCTTATTTTTTTCTGCTAGTCTCTTCTCTGTTTTCGTTATTTCAGATAGCTTTTCTACTATAACTTTCTTTTCAAAATTTACTTTAGTTAAATCCTTTCGTATTTCCAATATAGATTCTGTATTAACATCTATTATACGTTGCTTTTCTTCCTGGTCTATTTTACTAGAGCACACGTGACATACATCACCTAATTTCTCTATCTTTGTTATTTCATTTTTTAGTAGTGTGCCTTTGGTAGTTAATTCTACTGATTGCTTATTTAAGGTCGTATTACTACTATTTAATTCGCGTTTATTTGCTGGTACAAGTATAGCTTCACTAATAATGCTTATATCAAGACCATTCCTTAATTTTTTATATTGGTTATTAGCATTTATCTCTTTATTTGTTTTAGTTAAAGTAGATAACTCTGCTTTATTATCTGATAATTCATCTATTTTTGCATTATCTAAAACAGGTAGGTTTTGTACTATCTTATGTGTTAAATCATCGTCTATATGTGAATCAATCCATGCTGTAATCGTACTAAGTTTACCACTTAACGTTGCTATGTCTGTAGTAATTGCAGAGCTAGCTTTTTTAAATATATCATGAGTTACTAAGTAGTTATTTAGATTAAATAGTGTTACAAGGAACTTCTTTCGTGTAGTATCAGTTGCCTTTAAGAACTCCAAGCTATTTGTAGAGCTTTGGTATATTAACTGTGTAAATGTCTTAAAATCTAAACCTAATATTTCTTGTATTGTTTTAAACGTATTTGTTGAGCTATGAGAAGAGATATCTTCTCCATTTTTTAATAATTGTAATTTAATTGTTGACTTTCTTACTAATATAACTTTATATGTATCATTATCGCTAATAAAATCTAATTCAGCATATAAGGACGGTTTGTCAATATATCTGTTAGGTATGCTTTGCTTCTTTATACCCCTAGAGTTTTTTCCATATAATACTTCCTCAATAATTAATGGTATAGAAGATTTACCACTTCCATTACTTCCACTAATTTGGGCTATATTATTACCTACAAAAGATATGTGGTTATCTTCACCGTAGGAAAAGAAGTTACTCCATTTCATCTCCTTTATAGTAATCATTAAATACCTTCAATATATCCTCTACATCACTATCACCCAATTCTAATATAGTTCTTAAGTATAATTCTAACTCTTCAACTAAAGAAATATCTTTTAGGTTTAGTACTGTTTCTGATTTTTTACTTATTACTTTCTTATCTATTAATGTTGAGTTTGTATCTACATTAGATAATTCAAGTATATTTCCTGTTATTTCATATATCGTATGGTCATATGTAGTTGGTATAACTTCTGCCTCACTACTTACCGTAGCCCTTATAAGCTGTGGTAATTCTAAATCAATCCATTCATGCTCTAGTGTTTCTGTATCAAATATAATCACTCCATTAGTTATTTTCGATCTATGGAATGTTATAGCTAATGGGCTACCTGGATATATTATATTTAATTGACTATTTGAATACGAGTGTAAATCACCAGCTAAGACAATATCCCATTGATTTAATAAATCTAAGTCTATTTCTGGAATTACATGAGGTGGGATACTACCACGCACATGAGTACATAGTATTCTGTTTGAAAAGTCTTTAGACTTAAACTTCTTTAGATGTGTATATGGAATTATGTCCATACCGTGGATTTCTGTTATACCACAAATAATATGTATATTACTGTTTATTTTATTACTTGCAGAATCTAAGTACTTAAGGAACGTTTGGCCTTTCTTAGTTGCTTCATGGTTTCCGTCATATATGAAAGTAGGTATTGATACATCACCAATAAAATCAAAGAACATACCGATCTCTTCTGGGTTAGGTATGTTGTCAAATATATCCCCGCCTAGTATATGTATATCGCATTGACTTTCTAATTCATATATTTTCTTATAAAGTAGCTTATATCTTTCTATCTGCCATTTCTTAGGTACATTCTTTTGGCCTAATTTAATATGCCAATCTGCGCTAAATAGAACCTTCATTAAATAATACCGTTCTTCTTTAGGTCTATAATATCATGTATATTAATATTAGGACATTCTGCTAACTTTTCTATAATAGCACTATCAATAGTTGAATTACTACTATTATCTATTACTTCTTCATATTGCAAACTTAACCAGTTCCCTATAAACATGCCATTTTTATCTGATATTTGCCCTGTAGCGGGGTCGTACTCTAGTATTACTTTCATATTTTTCTCCAAAAGAGAAGAGGCTACGCATTGTAGCCTCTTAACTCTATTTTATATTATAACTAAGATTAAAACGGAATATCGTCATCCAGTTCATCTACTGCTGCAGGGTCAACATTCTTTTCTTCTTCTGCACCACTTAACCATGCTTGATCAATAAAGGCTTTTTGAGCCTCTGCTGTTGGGCGAGGAATAATAGCATCAATGGATTTAATATCTTTAATTATTTCCATTTCATCATCGGATAAAGCACGTACTTCAATAAGTCTATCCTTTAACTTATACTCAACGTTAAACGCATGATTACCAGTACTCTTCTTATCTACAATACAATCCCATCCGGTTACTGGGTCAGTAGGGTCGCCTATTTCAGCAGCTAATTCCTGTATTTGGGCAAATAACTTTTTCTTAAGACCAAGTAACTTTAACTTATTGTCTTTAAGATCAATTGCCTGTACAGCGTATGACCATACACATTTTTCATCTGGAAATGATTCACGAAAGTAATCTCTTTCCATATTAGTAAAACGTTCTTGCTCTCTATCAAATGCTAAGCACTCTACAGGTATACTAGCTCCACCTTTTAATTTCTTCCAGTAGCAGTATCTAGGAAGTATATCCCCTACTAATCTGAATCTTGTTTCTCCAAGCTCTAACTTTATGTACTCTAACTCACTCTTCTTTGCAGAACCATGAGCATTACTAAATGATAATCCCATTTAATCTCCTTCATAAACAAAATAAACATTATGTTCGTCAATAACTAATAATCTATTTGTTTTTAATTTATCAATATCGTAATCAGCAACTACCCTCCAAATGGGTAGAAATGTTACTTTCTTCTTTGTGTTTAAGTATGTGAACATACTTCGTTTACTTAATAAATCAAGATATACGTATCTCTCATTATCGGTTGCACTTTCATAATTGAGTAAAAAACTATCTATATCAATTATAAAATTCTGTTTATCATTAGCATGTAAGTAATATAGTGCATACATCCACTTATTTTTTACTAATGAATTTGGTAAGCTCTGATCTTGCAAAAACGCGTTAGATAAGTACTTACATATTAATTTCATATCACCTTTTGTTTCTTTTTTTAACTTTTCCCAATTGAGTCTAAGCATCTATATACCGTAATTTATATCCCTTTCCCATATAATAATTAATCCTTTCGGCTGATTGATTCTTTCCTGTATATCCCTTAAGGACAATATCAATTACTTCCGGCTGCATCTTGCCTTCATGTTGGCGTCTAATTCTACCTATCAGCTGTTCCAGCAATCCTCTGTTATTCATAGGTGTGCCTAATATTATACAACTTAATGGTGGTATATTTACACCTTCACTAAATATTTTAATAGACCCCAATATACCATCTTCTTTGTCTGGGTCAAAGCTTCTGTCTTTTGTTGCACCTGTTATTAGTTTAAAATTCTCTAGTATATCAGCTGCTGTTTGTAGAAATTCGACTCTATCAGATACTAATAATACCTTATGCCCCCGTTCTGCTTGTGCTTGTGCTAGATTTAGTACTAATTCTATATATTGAATATTATTAGTTAAATCATTAACTCTAGTAGCCCAAGGAATCATTGAATTTGAACTAAACTCTATTTGTGACTCAACGATAGTTACTGTAGGTTTCATACCTCTAATATCAACTGCCCTATGCACAATGCTTCCTAGGTAGTCTTTTAGCATTATATGCTTACCATCCTTGCGCCAATCTGTAGCTGTTAGACCAATTTTATATCTAGACTTAAAATTATCTATTACATCCTTAAATATGTTAGCGGGTAAATGATGCACTTCATCAATAATTATTAAGCCAAATTCAGCGAGAATATCTTTCTTCTTATTTCTCAATGTTTGAATCATAGCTACAACTATAGGGGCGTCAATGTTATACT